GATCGCGCCGGTTTGTCTCTACATGGGCACGCTGACGACGGCGGATGTGCCGACGTTTGGGCGGATGTGCGAATTGCAAGCGACGGCTGAGCAGGCGTCGGCGATGAAGGATACGGATGGGTTTACCTACTTTGACGTGAAGGACGGGAGCCCACATCCCTGCCTGCGCGTGGAGCGGGAGACGGCGACGGCACTGCGGCCGTATTACGACTACTTCGGGATGACGCCGCCGAGTCGGGCGCGGATTTCGGTGCCCAAGCCGAAGGATCAGCCGGAGAGCAAGTGGGCGGGGGCGCTGAAGTAATGGAAGACTGCGCTGGAGAACATGACTGGCAGTCGGATGGGATAGTCCGGGACATCGCTCCGAATGGGCTGGTATTCCGTTGGTGTCGTCTGTGCTGGCGATTCGAGAAATTGAGACGAGGTGTTGATAAGGACTGGAGATTAGACGCTGAGGCCACGGCAGAAAGGCGCAAAACGAAGTGACTCGCGAGTCTAAGGCCTCTCGAGCGATCCGGCTCGTGAATCACCTGACCCACACGAAGGGTGCCTTTGCTGATCAGCCGTTCAATCTCCGGCCGTGGCAGGTCAAGATTCTGCGGCAGCTGTTCAAAACTCGCAAGGATGGGCTGCGCCAGTATCGCACCTGCCTGCTGATGCTGCCTCGGAAGAACGGCAAGACCGAACTGGCCGCGGCGCTGGCGATCTACTTCCTGCTCTTTGACGGCGAAATCGGGGCTGAGGTCTACAGCGCCGCTGCGGACAAGGACCAGGCGGCGCTGGTGTTCAACGTGGCCGCCCAGATGGTCCGCAATGACCCGGAGCTCTACGCCCAATGCGAAATCGTGGACTCACAGAAGCGCATCGTCCACCGCAACAGCGGGTCCTTTTATCGGGCTATCTCTGCAGAGGCCTACTCCAAACACGGGTTCAATGCGTCAGTGGTGATTTACGACGAGTTACATGCTGCGCCTACCAGGGAACTCTGGGACGTGTTGTCTACGTCTCAGGGTGCTCGGGTCCAGCCGCTGATGCTGGCGATCTCCACGGCGGGGTACGACCGGCACTCGATTTTGTTCGAGCTCTACGCCCACGCCAAAAAGGTGCTCGAGCACCCGGACCTGGATCCCACCTTCCTGCCGATTCTGTATGAGGCGCCGCAGGATGCGGACTGGACGGATGAGCAGGTGTGGCGCGCGGCCAATCCAGCCTTAGGTGATTTCCGCAGCCTCGAGGAGATGCGGACGTCCTGTCAGCGGGCGAAGGAGATTCCCGCACAGGAGAACACGTTCAGGAGGCTGTATCTGAATCAGTGGACCGAACAATCGGCCCGGTGGGTGTCGCTGACGGCATGGGATGCCTGCAAGGTGGCGCTGGAGTCGTTGAGCGGCCGGCGCTGCTATGTCGGCATGGACCTCTCAAGCACGAAAGACCTGACGGCGCTGGTGGCGGTCTTCCCTGATGATGATGGGTTCGACGTCCTCTCAACGTTTTTTGTGCCGACTGGGAACATCAAAGAGCGATCGACGCGAGACCGCGTGCCCTATGAGCAGTGGGTGCGCGAGGGGCATCTGATCGCGACACCTGGCAACGTGGTGGACTACGAAGCCGTGCGCGAGAAGCTGAGCGACTGGGCCACTGATTACGACGTGCGCGAGATTGCCTTTGACCCGTGGAACGCCACCGATCTCGTGACGCGGTTGCAGGCGCAGGACGGGTTCACCTGTGTGCCGATGCGCCAAGGGTTTGCGTCGTTGTCAGCGCCGACGAAATCGCTGGAGAAGGCCATCTTGGCTCGGACACTGCGGCATGACGGGCATCCGGTGTTGCGGTGGAACATCGGCAACATTTCTGTGGAGACCGATGCCACGGGGAATTTGAAGCTGTCGAAAAAGGTGAGCACGGAGCGGATCGACGGTGCGGCAGCGCTGGTCATGGCGATTGACCGGATGGAGCGCAACGCCGTGGTCAAGCCGGACGGCTTTCAGATGTTCGTCTTTGGAGGGGCACGCTAATGGCCACCAATCCTGACCACCTTCCGCGGCCACGCGGCCGGCCCAAGGCGAAAGAACCGAGCACGCCAGTCATGTCATGGGTCAAGACCAGCCAGTACGATAGGCTCGTACAACTCGCCAATCAGCGGGACACATCAGTCTCCAGATTGGTGAGTGATTTGATCAAGCTGCGGCTGCCGTAGGCATTTTTCCTACTAATCTAATCTTGGTCGGCGAAGTCTCCCCAGACTGGTAGGCGGTGAACCGCGCCTATGCCCTCTTCCACGTCAAAGCCGTCGACGATGAACGGCGTGTCATCACAGGAACGGCCACCACTCCAGAGCCTGATCGTGTTGGAGACGTTATCGAGCCGCTCGGAGTCTCCTTCAAAAATCCTCTCCCGCTCCTGCTGTATCACGACAGCAAAAAACCCGTCGGCCAAACCACATTCAAAACGCCGACGAAAGACGGCATCTCATTCGAAGCGACGATCGCCAAGATTGACGAACCCGGCACGCTGAAGGACCGCGTCGATGAGGCGTGGCACAGCGTGCGGGCGGGTCTTGTCTCTGGTGTCTCGATCGGCTTCCGCGCGATCGAAGAAGCCTTCATGAAAGACGGCGGCATTCACTTCCTCAAGACTGAGGTGGTGGAGCTGTCGTTGGTCACGGTGCCGGCGAATGCGTCGGCCACGATTCACAGCATCAAGCAACTCGACCTGGCCGCGTCAGGCCTTCATACGCCCGGCGTCTCGGGCACGTCAACCGTTGTGCGCCTCCAGAAAGCGGCGCAAGCCATGACCATTCCCGAACAGATCACCGCGTTTGAGCAGAAGCGTGCCGCGAGTTTCGCGGCCGCCAGCGAGATTCAGACCAAGGTCGTCTCCGAAGGCCGCTCGAAAGACGAGACCGAGCGCGAGACCTATGACGGCCTGATGGCCGAAGTGAAGGCGTGCGACAAGGAACTCGTCGATCTCCGCGACATGGAGAAGATGACGATCACCAAGGCGACGCCGATCACGACCACGCCCAGCGCGGTGGCGGCCTCAGAGCTCCGCGGTGGAACGGCGACCACGCCGATCATCACCGTGAAGTCGATGCAGCCGAAGGGCACGGCGTTCACCCGCATGTGTATCTCGATGGCGGCCAGCAAGGGCGACTCCTACCAGGCCATGCAGCGGGCCGAGTCCTACAAGGACATGCCCGAAGTCGCCTTGATGACCAAGGCGGCGGTGGCGGCCGGATCGACGACAGACGCGACCTGGGCCGGACCGCTGGCCGTGGCACAGCCGCTGGTCGATGAATTCCTTGAGCTGCTCCGTCCGCGCACGCTGCTCGGGCAGATTCCCGGGTTGCGGCAAGTGCCGTTCAACGTCAGCGTGCCCAGCCAGACGACTGGTGGCACCTACGCGTGGGTCGGTCAGAACAAGCCCAAGCCGGTGACGAAAGCCGACTACGCGACGATCTCGGTTCCCTTTGCGAAGGCGGCCGGCATCATCGTGTTGACGGAAGAACTCGTCAAGATCTCGAGCCCGTCGGCGGAAGCCCTCGTGCGCGAGGAAATGATCGCCGGCATGTCGCAATTCCTCGACACGCAATTCACCGATCCGGCAGTCACGGCGGTGGCGAACGTGAACCCGGCGGCCATCACGGTCGGCGCGTCCACGGCGGCGGCGAGCGGTGTCACCGCGGCGGCCGCGAAACTCGATCTCTCGACGTCGGTGGCGGTGTTCACGGCGGCCGGGATTCCCCTGGCGGGGTCCGTGTGGCTGATGAGCGATTCCAACGCGTGGGGACTCAGTGTGTCCCTTAACGCGCTGGGGCAGCCGTTGTTCCCCGGCGTGACTCCCGCTGGCGGCACGCTGTTCGGGATGCCGGTCATCGTCAGCAACAACGTCAGCACCCGTGTCGTGCTGGTGCATGCGCCATCGATTCTGTACGCGGATGAAGGCGGCGTGAAGATCGACGTGAGCCGCGAAGCCTCGATTCAGATGGACTCGGCTCCTACGGACACCGTCGATGCGACCACGGTCTACATCAGTTTGTGGCAAAGAAATCTTGTCGGCCTTCGAGCGGAGCGGATGATCACCTGGATTCGTGCGCGGACGTCGGCGGTGCGCTACATCACCGCGGCGGCCTACGCGGGCACGTAGACGGTGCAGCGGTTCCTGTATCGGGTGCAATACACGTATCCGGACGGAACCGTGTCGTATGAGTCGGTCTGCGTCAGGGCGGCAGATGGGGATACCACTGCCGCTCTGGCTGATGCCGAAACAGGGACCGATCGCTACAGAGTGGCGGTGAACGCCACGCGCTCGATGACGTTGTTGCTGGTTACGGCGGATGTCTGAGTTGATGCGCCTGGCGATCGGGGGGCCGACACGCGATGCGGTGCCGGCCTCGTTTGCGGTCGACTTGGCGCAACTCTACGCCTACACCCAACAGCGTGGACCGTGGTCGACCGTCACCGTGGGATTTGTGGCCTCGACCTACATCCACGTCGGCCGCGAATGGTTTCTCGAAGCCTCCCGCAAACAGGGCGCCACACACGTGCTGTGGCTCGATACCGATATGAGTGTTCCCCGAACGGCGGCGGTGCAGTTGATGCTGCATGGACTGCCGATCGTGGGCTGCAATTATTCGGTGCGGCAGGCGTCAGGGATCCCCACGGCGCAGCGCGATCGCATCAGAGTCCCAACGACCGAGCGTTCGCAGGGCCTCGAAGCGGTCGACGCGATCGGGTTCGGGTGCGTGTTGATGCAGACATCCATTGTGACGGACCTGCCGCGTCCGTGGTTTCGGCACGGTCTGAACGATGAGGGCGGGGACATCGGCGAGGACATCATGTTCTGCCGCGCACTCCGCGAGGCCGGACACACCATCTACATCGACCACGACCTTTCGAAAGCGATTGGACATGTCGGCACGTACACCTATCGAACCTGTCCCGACGCGTTGGCTGAAGTCTCCGTTTAACGGGGAGCTGTGGCCAGTGCCACCAGAGATGACGCCGGAGATGTATGACCACATGGTCACGGTCGCCGGGTTCGTGCCGGCTGACCCACCGAAGCCGAAAACGCCGAAGGTGAGTGTGCCGAAAGGCAGTGCGGCATGAACGTGCGGGCGTTGAATGCCCAGATCGTCCCGGCTGACCTCTCGGACCTCCCACACGGCTGGTTCAACCACGGCCCGAAAGTGCTGGCGTTGCTCGAGCAGCACCGGCCGGCTGTCGTGGTGGAGCTCGGCTCGTGGATGGGGGCCTCCGCCATTGCCATGGCGCGATCCGTTCGTCGCTGGGGTGGCGTCGTCATGTGCGTCGACACCTGGGCCGGAGAGTTGAACGACGACGGCGGATCGCCGGCTGGGAAGACCCCGCTGATGCTGCTGTCGTGCGCGCGCGCGATGGTTGAAGCCGGGGTGAGTGCCCATGTGCGGTTGATTCCCGCGACGACGGTGTCGGCGGCGGCCTATTGGCGCGACCCGATTGATTTTCTGTATGTCGATGCGGACCACAGCGAAGCCGGTGTCTGGGCAGATTTGACGGCGTGGGTGCCGCATGTCGTGCACGGCGGCGTGGTGGCCGGTGATGACTACGGGCATCCGCGGTATCCGGGCGTCAAGCGTGCGTGGGACGCCTTTGAGCGCACATCGGGGCTGACGCTGACGCGGTATCAGTCTGATCCGCCGTGCGTGGGCGGCATTCAGTTGGTTTACGGCACGGTGCAAAGGAGTCGGTGATGGACGAACAGAAGACCGTCACGGTCAAGGCGCTGCAGGGGCATAGCTACAGCGGGGCCTGGTATGAGGCGGGAGACGTGTACGAGATTGCGTCCGATCTCGTCGACAGCGTCCACGCGCAAGGGAAAGCGGCGCCTGTGGAACAGGCACCGACGCCTGACGCGCCACCCGTGACGAGGAAAGTTGGCCGAGGATGACGTGGACGGTGCGGGCGTTGAAGTGGCACACCTACAAAGGCGTGGCCTATGCCGAAAAGGCCGTCTACACCGTCGATGAGCCGACCGAGGAACAACTGCAGATCCAAGTGCATTCCTTGGAGGCGCAAGGATTGGCGCATCGTGTGGACCCCGTCGATCAGGAGGATCCCGGCTAGTGCAGATCGGGCCGTGGGAGATTTCGCTTCGGAAGAAGGCACTGCCGACCTTGCAGCCACTGAGTGGCAGGGGTGGGTGGTGGTCTGTGTTAGCCGAGCCGTTCCTGGGCGCATGGCAACGCAATCTAGACATCCGTGTCGATACGGTGCTGGTGTATTCGGCCGTGTTCTCGTGCGCCACGCTGATTGCTGCGGATATTGGGAAGCTCTGTCTGCGGTTGGTCCAGAAAGACTCAGACGGCATTTGGAATGAGATCGACAATCCTGCGTACTCGCCAGTCATCAGAAAGCCGAATCGTTACCAAACCATCATCAAGTTTGTCGAGCAGTGGATCATCTCGAAGCTGATTCACGGCAACACCTACGTCCTGAAGCAGCGCGATAACCGCGGTGTGGTGGTGGCGCTGTATGTGCTCGACCCGACCAGGGTGACGCCGCTCGTGACGACAGACGGAGCCGTCTATTACGACCTGAAGCGCGATGACCTGTCTGGCCTGAAGACAGAACAACTGATCGTCCCTGCCAGCGAAATCATCCACGACACGATGGTGGCGTTGTATCACCCGCTTGTGGGTGTGTCACCGATCTACGCCTGCGGCGTCGCGGCGTTGCAAGGGCTGGCGATTCAAAACAGCTCGCAGAAGTTTTTCAGCAACGGTTCGAGCCCTGGTGGTGTCCTGACCGCGCCAGGTGCGATCGCCGACGAGACCGCGGCGCGACTCAAGGCGTATTGGGACGCGAACTACACCGGCGACAACGTGGGCAAAGTGGCGGTGCTCGGAGACGGGCTGAAGTTCGAGAAGATGGCGACCAATGCCGTGGATGCGCAGCTGATCGACCAGTTGAAGTGGACCGGCGAAACGGTGTGCAGTTGTTTCCATGTGCCGGCCTACATGGTGGGCATTGGGCCTCCGCCTCCCTATGCCAACGTCGAGCCGATGGTACAGCAGTACTACAGCCAGTGCCTGCAAAGCCTCATCACCAACTTTGAGACGTCGCTGGACGAAGGTATCGGCATTTCAGAGAAGGTCAACGGGACGCAATACGGCACCGAGTTCGACGTCAACGATCTGATCTGGATGGACACCGCCACTAAAACCGAAGCGGCGAGTAAATCTTCAGGCGTGCTGTCGCCGAACGAGGCCCGAAAACGGTACTTCGCAGTCGGCCCTGTGGACGGCGGCGAGTCGCCGTATCTGCAGGAGCAGAACTGGCCGCTGAAAATGCTGGCTGGACGTGAGTTGCCGACACGTGCTCCGACGGCTCCTGAACCCATTCCGGTGGCACAGACGCTCTCTCCAGACAAGCACTTAGACATCGAGGCGCTGCGTCAGCGTGCGTCGGCCGTGATCATGGCTCTCTTGGAGGCTGCATGACTGAGCAGGAATTAGCCGCCGTTATCGGGGGCATCGTGCCGGTTGTGCGCGACCACGTCACGAAGCTCTTAGGGGATGTGGCGCAACGCGTGGCCGCCGCTGAGGCGCGTCTGTCCGTGCTCGGCGATTTGCGCGATCGCGTGGTGGCTGTGGAAACCAAGGCGGCCATGGCGCCACTGCCAGACCCGGCGTTGGGCGATCTGCGGGACCGTGTGGTAGCGCTGGAAACCACGTCTGCGCAGCCGACAGAGGCGGTCACGGCCCTGATCGAGCGCGTGGCGATCGTTGAAACCAAAGCCGCGCAACCGATGCCAGCGCTGCCAGCGTTCCCAGACATACCCGTGGTGGATCTGACACCACTGTGTGAGCGGCTCGCGGCCATCGAGGCGCGACTGGAGCCGCTTGAGGATCTCCGCGACACGGTGGTGACGCTGGAAACCAAGGCGGCCATGCCCCTGGTGTCGTCAGCGCCACACGAACGACTCGCCGCACTCGAAACGCGTGTGGAGGTGGTGCAGGAACGCCAAGCGACTGTGGACGCGGCGCTAAAGGCACTGCCTCCACACAGCGATACCGCTGATCTCACGAAGCAGGTGGAGGGCCTTCGGGAACGCCTGGTCGCCGTGGAGGTCCGTGGCGCGGTCCCAGGTCCGCAGGGGCCAATTGGCGCCCATGGTGCGAATGGCCGCGACGGGGTCAACGGTCTCGGCTTCGACGACTTCGAGGAAGAGATGCTTGACAACGGGCGGGTCATTGTCAGGCGCTACACATCAGGGGACCGCGTGAAGGAATGCCGGCACCAGACCGCCACGATGATTTATCGAGGCGTGTATATCCACGGCAAGCAATACGAGCGCGGTGATGTGGTGACGTGGTCCGGTGCGACGTGGCACGCCAACGTGGTGACCGTGACCAAACCGGATGAGGGTCACAAAGACTGGACCCTGATGGTGAAGCGCGGACGTGACGGCAAGGACGGCCTTGATGCGCAGGGCGCGGTCCCAGTGGTGAGGACACGCTAATGGCGATGGTGACGATTCAGCAGGCCAAAGACCATCTGCGCATCACCGACGACGCGAGCAATGCGGATCTTGGCATGAAGGTCGATCAGGCCAGCGCGATTGTCATGAACCACCTGAAAAGCCAAGCCGTGGCGGGGTGGGATGACGGTTCGGTGGCGGTGCCGGGACGGGTGGAAGCCGCGGTGCTACTGATCGTGGAATACCTCTATGAGCACCAGCCGATTGATTGGAACGTGATCAACGGGCTGCTGGTCAGCTATCGGGATCCGGCGCTGGCATGAGGAACGTGCTTAAGTTCGGTCAACAAACCAACGAGACACCTGACTTGGTGTATTGGGTGGAGCATGTGTGTAGTGGCTGCAAGAATAGTTTCTATGCCAAAGGTGACGCATGGCTGGATAAGGGGCTTTGCGATCCCTGCTATGAGCTACGCATGACAGCCTTACTGGATTTTATAGATAGACACAGAGAGTTCCGTTGTATGTGCCATTGGCCAAAATGAACATCGGACCCGCGCGCCATTTCGTGCTGTTAGAGGATCCCATCGAGGACGGGACGCCAGTAGTGTTCGCGCCGAGTCACGCATGGGCGGCGATTCGGCCGGCGCCACCTGGCGCCTTCGACGAGCAACGGGTCACGCACATCGTGGAGATGCGCCATCACCCACAGGTCACGTTCAACACGCGCATCAAGCATCGCGATCGGTATCTGTACGTGCGCGGGATTCAAAACGTCGACGAGCAGAACCGGCAGATGTTTTTGCTCTGCGAAGAGGTGGTCACGCCATGAGCGCGCGTGTGTATTGGACGGGGCTCGACGAGTTCTTGCGCGAGTTCGGCGCCATTCCTCAGGAGTTGAACGCCCAAGGGATGGACATTCTGCGCGAGGAAACCGAAGGCGCGGCGGTGGAAATCGCGCAGCAGTATCCGCGCAAGACTGGCACGCTCGCGCGACGGGTCAGGACTGTCTATCCCTCGTCAACGATTCTGGTCGGCATCGTCGAGAGTCGCGCACCTCACGCGCATCTGTATGAGTTCGGCACGAAGGCGCGCAAGACGTTCAAGGGTGCCAATCGTGGACGCATGTCTGCCGCCGCGCCGCCAGTGGTAGTGCCTGTCGCTCGGAGACGCCGTGCGCGTATGGCGCGGCGGATGGTGGACTTGCTGCGATCAAAGGGTTTTCAGATCGGCGACCAATGAGAGACGTGCTCCTCTACGGGCTGAGTCAATCGCCTGATTTCGCGGCGTTGCTGGCATGGTCCCAGAATACGGAAGGTGTCGCCTTCCCTGCGCCGGACCCGCATCGGCTGCAGCTGGAACACTGGGTCTGGTCACATCGCGAAGCACTCGGGACGGATGTGCTCGATGTCGGTGTCGTGATCCCGCGCGCCTATTTCGGCAAGGGCTACGTGACGTTTGGCGAATACGAAGAGGATGTGCGCGGCGACCTCTGCGCGATGCCATTCGCTGATAACAGCTTCGATGGGGTGGTGCTGACGGAAGTCCTCGAACACTGCAAGAACCCCTTTGCGGCGATGAAGGAAGTGCATCGCGTGCTCCGGCCAGGTGGGTTGCTGCTGGTGACCTCGCCATTCTTGTGGCCGTGGCATGGCACCGACGCCTATCACGATTACTGGCGCTTCACGCATGAGGGCTGGGCGTTGCTGCTGGAGGCTTTCGCGAACGTCGACATCATCCCCTGCGAATGGACGCCCGAAGCGCAGGCTGGGTACGACATCATGCGCCGCTTCGAGTGCATGGGGTTTATGTCCCAGACGTGCGCGACCACCGGCTATCTATGCACGGCGAGGAAGGCCGCGTGAAGCTGCTGCTCATTCATCCCGGTGCGAGTTGGGCCACGGCGGACGTCGAGGCCGGCCTGCGCTACGGACTGGAGTTGCACGGCGTGGAGGTCATCCGCTACCGCCTCGACACGCGGCTGATTCGCTCGGCGCGGTGGCTCCACGCGAATTGGCGATTGGCTCGCAAGACCAATCCCAACATTCAGAAGCCAAATGACGCGGACATGGTCTACCACGCTGGCGAAGGGGCGCTGGCGATGGCGCTGCGGCATCAGGTCGATGCGGTGATTGTCGTATCGGCGATGTTGCTGCATCCAGACGTGATCATCCTGATGAAGCGCGCAGGGCTTAGAGTCTTCGTGTTGTTCACGGAGTCGCCATATGACATGGAGCAGGAAGCCAAGATCGCGCCGATCGTTGATGGCTGCTGGACGAATGAACGCACGGTGCTCGAGGACTTCCGCAAGCTGAATCCCAACGTTCGGTATCTGCCTCATGCCTACCACCCGCAACGGCATCGGCCTGATCTCGAAGTCGCCGACGTCGCTGCGCACGATGTGGTGTTTGTCGGTAGTGGCTTCCATGAGCGGGCCAAGTGGTTCAACGCGGTGGATTGGACGGGCATTGACCTGGGCCTCTATGGCAGCTGGGACGATGTGGGGCTCTCGCCAGCACTCGCAGACCGCGTCATGGCCGACGCCATCGACAACGCCGCCGCAGCGGGTGTCTATCGTCGCGCCAAGATTGGCCTGAACCTGTATCGACGCTCTAAGGGATGGGGCAAGCACGCTCCACAGATTCATACCGCTGAATCGCTGAATCCTCGCGCCTATGAGTTTGCCGCATGCGGTGTGTTTCACCTGAGCGATTACCGCCCTGAAGTCGAAGAGGTCTTTGGCGATCTGGTGCCGGTGTTCACGACACCGGATGATGCTTCCTTCTTGATTCGCAAGTGGTTGTCCGACGATGTCGGACGGGCGCGCATTGCCGCGCAACTTCCGGCCTGTGTGGCCGAGTCGTCATGGGTCCAGCGTGCGGCCTGTGTCATCGGTGACGTGCGGTCCACCCTTGGGTTAGACCGCAACGTGACGGCTATGGCCGTCTGATGGCGCGCGCATCTAAACGCCGCCATAGGAGGGTGGCACAGTGAGTCGATACCACGGTAAGGGCGGCGTTGTGTATATGTCGGCCACAGGCTCTGGCGCGGCGGTCTCAGTCGCCAGTCTGTCCGAGTGGTCGCTAAACATGGCCACCGACAAAGTCGAAGTGACGTCGTTTCTCGACGCCAACAAGACCTATGTCCAAGGCCTGAAGGACATCAGCGGAGCACTCTCAGGCTTCTGGGAAGACTCGCAGGATGCGCTGTTTGACGCGGCCGATTCGTCAGACGGCGTCAAGGTCTACCTGTATCCGAACAACCTCGCGCCCACGGTCTACTTCTACGGCCCTGCGTGGGTGGATGCATCGATCAACGTCCCCGTCAGTGGCGCCGTCGGTGTGACAGCCAACATCGTCGCTAATGGCAGTTGGGGCAGGAAACCGTAGCAAGTCATTTGTTATCAGTAGTTTATGGGCACGGTATCGATCAAGGGTCATCAAGGCGAAATCAGGTGGGTCTACTTAAGCGCCATCGTCTTCGGCCCTTGGTCGTATCACGGCGAGAAGGGCAGTGGCACGTTAACCGCGCAAGTTGTCAGTTGCGACGAGTATCGGACGAGACAGCGTCCACTCGTGGCCGTCGTGCCGGTCGGCCGCTCCGAATGGAGTTGGGCTGTAACGGACTTGCAGATCTCCGGCACCACACTCACCGCGAGTCTGGTGCGACAGTGAGGCACCATGGGACGCAATCGATTCGTGCAGCCGGAGATCGTCCGGCTCGAGCTCAGTGACGGCGACTGGGTCGACGTCAAGAAGCGCCTCACCGTTGGCGAGGAGCGCGCGGCATTTCAGGCCATCGTCGGTGAAGTCAATCAAGCCACAGGCTGGCGGCGGCCGAACGTCGAGATGGTGGGCATCGCGGAGATGGTCGCCTACATCGTGCGGTGGTCGTTCCGTGACGCGCAGGATCTCCCAGTCCCAGTCTCTGTAACCGCCATTAAGCAGCTCGACGCCGTCTCGTTCAATGAGATCGAGAAGGCGCTGGAGGCGCACGTGGCCGCTGTGGAAGCCGAACTGGCCGCACTAAAAAACGGGAAGGATGGCGAGAACAAGTCCGTAGCGACTTCGCCATCTGCCGCGTGATGCGCTGCAGCTACGGCGACCTGATGGACATGCCGGACTACCTGTATCCGGAATTGGTCAACTGGTTGATCGAAACAAAGCCATCGGAAGGAATTGATTAATTGATCTCGGCTAAATTCGTCGCGGACTTCACACAGTTTGCCCAAGCCGTTGATCGGGCCGAACTGAAGCTGACCGATCTGCGCTCGGAGTCTGGCCGGGTCGAGAAGCAACTCACGCGGATGGGCGATTCGTTCAGCGGTAAGAAGATTTTCGCTGATGCGGAGCTCGCGTCCAAGGCCGTCGAGGGATTGGGCGGTGTGTCGAAGCTGACCGCGAACGAGCAATCGCGGCTGAACGGCATCGTCGGGGAAGCGATCAGTAAATACAAGGCGCTCGGTCAGGATGCGCCGAAGCATCTGACCGCCATTGCCGATGCGACCAAGCCTGTCACTAGCGGATTCTCGTCGATTCTGGGTGCGCTGAAACAGATTGGCCCTGCGCTTGGGTTGGCGTTTTCTGTGGGAGGCATTGTCTCGTTCAGCAAGGGCATTGCCGATTTCAGCGGCAAGATGCTGGACCTCGAAGCGCAGACACGGATCACCACCAGTCGATTGCAAGCGTTTGATTTCGTGGGCGGCGATGTTGATCTCACCATCGAGGACATCACCACCAGTGCGGATCAACTCGCCAAGCGTCTTGGCGGTGACGACAAGTCCGTGAATGACGCCCTGAAAAAACTGCACCTCTCCGGAGAACAGCTCAAGCAACAAGACCTCGACGAGGTGATGTTTCAAATCGACGAGGCGCTGGTCGGGGTTGGCAATTCGATGGACCGCGCGCGCATCCTGACGGATTTATTCGGGCGATCTGGCCAGCAACTCGGGCGGCTCATGGACGGCAGTCTGCGCCAAATCATCAAGACGGCTGAGGAGACTGGTCCGATCATCGACCGTGAAATCTTGCAAAAGGCGGATCGATTCGGGGAGATGTGGGAGCACGGGTGGAAACGTTTCCAAGCCGCGGCGGTGACGGCGATTGATTTCGTCAGCAAGGGCCTCGACCAATTACTGCAAGCGGCGGAAGACGTGGGCCGAGCGATGCGCGAGGACCGCACGAGCGACTTCGGGACACCGACGACTAGTCCGAACATTACGCCTCGGACTGGACCAGCGCGGCGTGCGCCACGAAATATCACCCTCAACTCCACGGCGGCGGATTTGATTCAGGGTAGCGGGATTGGCACCCTGCTTCAATCCAATGACCATCTGGAGACGGCCATCAAGAAGGCCGACGACAGCTTCCGCGATTTGGCGTTTACCGTCGAGAGCATCGCGACCGACATGAGTGGCACAGGGTCGATGCTCGGGAGCAGCCTGATGGGCAAGTTCACGGCGGCTCCGAAGAATCCACTGTTCCACGGCATCCTCGGGGCACTAGATCCGCGGTCGCTGATGTTCGGGCCGCGCGACATTTCTGGCAGCGCACAAGGCCTGCCGGCCGGCATCGGGATGGGGCCCGGTGCGCTGGCTGGCCTCTTCGGTGGTGGCGGAGGTGGCACCAGTGGCGGCGGCGGTGGGTTCTTGAGCCGTATCACGGGTGGGCTGTTCGGTGGTGGCAAGGGCCTGAGCGGCCTCAGCAACATGCTGACAGGGTCGCTGGGCAATGTGTTGTCGGGTGGGCTGAGCAGCCTCATCTCCGGTGGCATTGGGCTGCTCACGAAAGGCATCAGCAAACTATTCGGCGCTGAAGGCAAGCAAACCAACCGATCACGCGATGCGGCGATCTCAGACTTCACCGGCATCACTGGAGATAAGGGTGCGTCACAAGACAAGTTCCGCGAAATGGCCGATGCGGCTGGTGTCGCCGCTGGCGAGGTGGACCGGCTCTTAAGCACGTCTAAAACGAAAGATTTTGAGGCGGGGTTCGATCGCATCACGAAGAGTATTGAAGCGTCTCAAGCTGTGCTCCAGAAATACTCCGTATCGTGGCAAGACTTCGAGGGCACTGAGCGCGCGAAGCAGTTTGGCGAGGAGATCGAGACACTCGTCGGTGATACCAAGACGCTCGAAGCGGCAGGCCTGTCACATGAAGGGGCACTGAAAAAACAAGAGCAAGCCTATCTCGACCTGGCGTTAGCTGGCGTCAAGGCTGGTGAAGAGATGACGCCTGCGCTGGCGTCGGTCGTGAAACAACTGGCCGAGATGGGCCGGGTCACGGATGAACAAGCGCGCATGCTGCTAGGCCTTGCCGATTCAACCACCGTCGATTTCCAGCGCATGGAGGATGTCGCCAAGAAATACGGCATTGAGATTTCCGCGCTCGGCCCACGGTTCCAAGAAGCCAAACTCGGCTTCTCGGCGAACGAGACCATCAAGGATTTCAATTTCCTCATCGACTCAGGCGCGGACGTCAACGGTGTGCTGGCAGGCATGACCGACGAGATGCAGGCGCTGGTGAAGCAGTCGATCGATTTCGGAATTGCACTCCCGGACGCGATGAAGCCCGTCCTTCAGAAGCTACTGGAGCAGGGCAGTCTCACGGATGCGAGTGGAACCAAATTGGAGGACCTCAGTCAAATCAAATTTGCGCCACCGATTGAGGAATCGATCCAGCGGCTGATCGACAAGATGGGTGAACTGATTGACCGCATTGGCGGAGTCGGCAAGGCCATCACCGACTTGCCCACGGTTCCATCATCCATTGTGGACCCCAATAAATATACACAACCTGATCTCGGACCTGCGCCGCTCCAAATGGCTGAAGGTGGCCGAGGTCGTGTCACGCAGCCGACGTTGTTCATGGCTGGCGTGAAAGGCCCAGAAGACTTCGCCTTCAGTGGGGAGAATCGCAGCTTCGGCGGCAGCGATCCGGCGCTGCTCGATGAGATGCGCGATGTGAATAATTCGATCAAGGCGTTCATGCGCGTGCTGCCGATCGCGATGCGAGATGCTGTGCTCCTGGCGCGATGAGCGATGGCTGACCATGTCGTCACCACAGTCGCGCAGCTCAATACCGCCTTAGCTGCGGCTGTTGCTGGCGACAACATCCTCGTCAGAGCCGGTTACTACCAAACCACCAACGACACCACGGGCGTCAGCGAAGTCCGCATCAACTCCGGTTTCCACTTCGGCAACTCCGGCACCAGCGGCAACCCGATCACCCTGAAGCCGTATCCCGGCGATGCCGTGCCGACGCTGTCGAATCGGCCCAGCGGCTCATCGGCCTATTTCCGGTTCCCCACGATCACCTTCGGCGCGCACAGCTATATCACCATCGACGGCATCAAGGTCGACGGCGCGATCTACATGTTCACCGATCAGAACGGGGGCGTCTGGTCGATCACTGGCACTACGATGACCGGCGGCTCGACCGGGAACATCATCAAGAACTGCGAGATCATCGAAGGCTGGGAGACGATCGCGTCAGGCGGCGACGGGAATTGGGCCGGCATCTACGGCTGCGGCCAGACGTTCGCGCTGATTCGGAACAATTATATCCACGACATCAACAACACGGGGAACTGCAACAACCTGTCCTCGATGACAGGTATCAAACTGTTCTCCTGCATCGATACCATCACCGAATACAACACGGTCAAGCGTGTCGTGGGGTATTCGCAGGCGGGCTGCCTCGACGACAAACAGGACAGCATCCGCAACACGCATCGCTTTAATTGGTTTGAGGACGTCAGCACTGGACCGCGGATCCAGAACCAGTCCTCGAGCGGCGCGTCTGGCGCGACAGGCACGAAATTCCATCAGAACGTCATCATCCTCGGGAACTACAACGGCCGGGCCTTCACGCACGAGTCCGGTCTGCTGTCGGATTACGAGTGCTACAACAACACCATCGTCGTGCAGCAGGGGTCCGTCGCGCCTGGCTCCGACGATGGGATGGTCTATGCGCCGGCCACGGACGATGGCGCGAAGTTCTACAACAACATTTTCTATAGCCCGACGGCGTCGAGGAACATGGCGGCGTATACCGCCATCTTCGGCGGTGGCGGGCTGTGCGATTACAACCACTACTCAGACGCCACCCTCAACTTCCGTTACGGCGCTACGGACTATGCCGACCTCACGGCGTGGCAAGCGGTCTTTGATACGCATGCCTCGAGCGGCAGCCCGGTCTTTACGAATCTTGGATCGCTGAATCTCACGCTCGGTGGCGGATCACCCTGTCTGAATACGGGCAGGGTGGGCGGTGTCATCGGTGGCGCGAACATCAACAAGGGGGCGTATCTCACCGGCTCTGAGCAGATCGGCTATTCGGCCGGTGCCGTCGCCGACATCTCCGCGTCACTGACCGAGAACATCGAAGTTGACGACAGCGGGCAGGGCCGAGCCCAGATTGGCGTTGGCGCGATCCGAGTCCGCGACACGATCACGGCGTTACTGGGCGGAGGCGGAGGAGCACTCTCTACCTCCCTGCAGGAAACCATCAAGGTCGTTGATGCGGACGACTCATGGGCGCAACTCGGGAAAGACGAATATGCCCGAGTCACCGATACGGTCTCGGCCACCCTGATTCCGTTTGTGGTGTCGGGCGGGCTGACGAGTGTCGGCATCGAGCTCGGGCTGGGTGGCCGCGTGCGCGACATCATGATTGCGGCGGGATTTACCCAAGGCTGCTGGCCACTGTCTGAGCTCTTCTCAACGACCTTCCGTGATGTCTCCGGCAACCGCAATCACGCCACGTTCAGCGGGTCAGGAGAGACGCGCGGTGTGCCGACGGGGTTGCCAGAGCAGGCGATGGGCCTCTCGTCGGCCGGGAGTGTGGTGCTCACGGTGGCCGACGATGGCATCACGACTGGCGGGGTGAATTTAGTCGGCGGGTCGATTGATGTCGCGTTCCTGATCAAGATGGCCACCAACGATGCCACAGAGCGACTGATCGTCACGAACCGCAATGCGTCCTCGCATGGCTGGTATGTCGGGTTGATCAGTGGGGGGATCCGATTCCGGCTGCGGACAACTGGTGGCGTCGACGTGTTCAACTTTACGCGCGCATTACCGGCGGACAGCGCGTGGCATGTGGTGCACTGCTATTACGACCCGCCGACGCAGGAAGCGCGCATCTTTATCGACGGCGCGCAGAGCGGGCTGACCGTCGCCACCACCAATACCGACCCGCAATACATTGGGGTCGGCGTCAAGATTATGGGCGGCGATCCCGGTGGCGCCTCGGGGTTTATCGGCACGCTGGCCTTCGTCGACATCGGCCGTGAGGGCAACCTGACACTGGCCGCACAGCTGCAGGCAGCTCGCATCTGGACCAACGTGGCCGCCGATGTGCGGGTGAACGAGGGCCTACGCATACGCTACGGCAGCACCGGACTCTTGGCCACGGATTGGGTGGCCTCCACGGGCACCTGCAGTTTCGTGCTGGATAACTCGATCGGCAATTCCGCGCTGGTCACCGGCTATTACTCACCGAACCACGCAAACTGTCGTCCAGGCTTTGGGCTGGGCATTCCTGTGCGTGTGTCGTTCACCTATGTCACCACGACCCGCTACAAGTTCCAAGGCCGGATCGTTTCGATTGCGCCTGATGGCGGCGTGCGGCGACAGCGAGGCGTGCGCGTCACGGCAGCCGACTGGATTGATGTGGCCGCGCGCAGTCGGTTCATCGGCGCGGAAACGCAAGTCTCGCAGCTCTCGACCGATGTCCTGAAATACCTGATGAACTTCGCGGATCAGTCGCCTGGGAATGTGAGCATTGCCACCGGCACGCAGGTCTTCGGCTTTGCGCTCGATCAGGGGCGTGGCGATCGCGACACCATCCTCTCGGAGATGAACCGGCTGGCGCCGTCCGAGATGATGTATTGCTACATGCGCGGGAACGACACGGACGGCATGACGTTTGTCGTTGACACGCGCTTCGGCCGTTCTGCGGATGTGACACTCGACGCGACGTTCACGGATTCCATGAGCGCGTTGGACCTGTCCGAATCATCCGACGGCATCCTCAATGAAATCCGCGCCACCTGTTATCCGCCGACGGTCGATGCCGCGGCGACGTCGGTGCTGTTCTCGCTGATCACCTCAAGCTCGGTCTCTCATCCAATCCCACCGGGAGGCTCAATCACTATCGACGCGCCGTTCACCGATCCGAACGATCGGCCATCCGAGATCGGCGGCACGGCGATGGTCACTCCCGTTGCCACCACGGACTACACCGGCAATTCTGCGGCGGATGGCAGCGGGGTCGATCGCACGTCCAGCCTGACGGTTGTGGCCGCGTCCGGATCGACCGCGCGACGGATCGTCATCACCAACGCGCACTTCGATACGGTGTATCTGACCAAACTGCAACTGCGCGGGAAAGGCATCTACCGCTATCAGGCAGCGCCCGCGATCGCCTTGGACCAGGAGAGCATCCAGAAATACGGCACCGCGACACTTGACCTCGACATGCCGTATCAGCAGAACATCGGCATTGCGCAGAGCCTCGCCACCGCCGTGGCCGAAATCTACGGACAGCCGACGACACGACCGCAGCGCATGACCCTGGCCGCGAATCACGATGACGCGACCATGACGCAGGCGCTGACGCGCGAAATTGGCGACCACATCGGGGTTGCCGAAACCGTCTCGGGTCTGGCCGCGGGGACGGGCTACTTCATTCACGAAGTCGACATGGAGTGTCGTGGGCTCAAAGACCTCACGGTCACGTGGGGGCTGATTCCCGCGTGGCCGGAACGGTTGCTGGTGAGCTACACCGGGCCGGTTGGGACGCAAGTGCATGACCTCGACGTGGCACCGCTTGTGGTGTCTGACGCTGGTGATTACACCTTTGTGTTCAACAAGACCGGCAACTCTGTCGTCGTGCGCGGCGCAGCGGGTGGTGGCGGTGGTGGCGGTGGACGCGGCGCAGCCGGGGGTGGCGGCGGAGGCGCTGGAGGGGCGGGCGCCATCAACGCGACCGGGATCACGGTGGCGATCGCCACCACAACCTACACCGGCAAGGTCGGTATCGCTGGCAGTGGCGGTGCGGCTGGCGTGACTGGGACCGCGGGAGGCACCTCAGAGTTCCGTGTGCCGTCCAGCACGATTCATTTGCAACTGCCAGGTGGCAGCGCCGGAGCGGGCTCGAGCAGCGGCACAGGCGGCGCCGGGGGCGGTGGCGGGGCGGCTGGGACTGGCGCGGGCAACGTGGCCGGGTCTGTCGGTGGCGCCGGCGGCACGGCGAGCAACGGTGTGG